CACGCGCAGGAACTTGCGAAAGCGCAACTTGAAGTTAATAAGACAGAAGCGGCACACAGAAGCCTATTTGTGTCGGGTTGGAGACCTGCTGTTGGTTGGACTTGTTGTATTGGACTTGCGAGTCAGTACATTCTTATCCCGATGGCAAATTTTGCGCTTGCTCTTGCCGATTCTACCATTGAAATCCCTGTACTAGACATGGCTACTATGATGCCAGTACTAATGGGTATGCTTGGTTTAGGTGCTATGAGAACTGTAGAGAAGACTAAGAAAGTACAGAGGGATAGATAATGTCATTGATGTATATACCTAATCAAGGTTTTGATTTAGAGAGACTAGATAAAGCTATAGAAGGAGTACCTGCTTTACTTGACAAACAGTTTAAGGAAAGTCAAGAGGAAGTTGATAAAGCCTATGAGGAAAAACTTGCATTCTTTGACCAGTTAGATAATCTACGTACTGCTAATTCTACCGAGTACCAAAGTTCTTTTGATTCTTTAAATGCAGGGAATAAAAAACATTACTTATGGCATTTGCAAAGTGAAGGCGAATTAAGTAAAGAAGAGTACAAAGACCAAGTACATGACGCTTATCGTCAAGAGTTTCAAGAAAATATAAAGCAAAGTATATACACTGGTTACGTTCCTTATGAAGTAGACGGTAAGACTTTGTTTGTGGAGGCTAGACAGTTTGACCCTTCAGTTAATAAAACATTTAGAGGTGAAGATGATTTTGTACGTAATTCTATCCTTCCTCACGATACTTTTTATTTCCCAGAAAAGCATCAAAAACAACCAGACTTAACGGAGAAAGATTGGCTTGTAGGAATGGCTGACCCTAGTGGCAACATTCAGTACGCAAGCGGCATTACATATAATCCTAATACACAGGGTGGTTACGACACTACTGTTGAAGGTAGGGCAAAAGATATACTAGACCCTGACACAGGTTTCTTAGGAACTCTTGCTCCTCTAGTAAACATGGCAGGAGCAATAACAGGAAATCCTTTGTTAAGTGCCGCAGGTACAATAGCGGCAGGTGGTGACATCGGAGACATAGTAAAAAGCATGGCTATCTCTACTATTACTCCTGATATACTTGAAACTACTTTAGCTGATTTAGGTGTTGATGCTGACTTGTTTGGATTAGACTCTGAGACATTTACTAAAGGGTTAGGAAACGTACAGGAAACAATACTAGAAGGTGGTAGCGGTAAAGATGCTCTACTAAAAGAATTTGGTGGCGAAGCACTAGATGCTGTAGGTATAGACTTACCTGAGTTTGAATTACCAGAAACAGAGATTATAGAAGATATAAAAGAACTAGGTAGGACAGTAGATGATGTGTTTTTACAACCGTTTAAAGGAGGTGTAGAGACTGTAACAGCACCAATAGAAGATTTGTCAACTCCTTTAAAGGAAGCGATAGAAACCGTAGGAGAGCCTATAGTAGACGTAATAGATGAAGTTATAGACGCTGTGGACAGTCCTATAGGTGATGTATTAGAAACAGTAGTAGGAGGCTTAGGCGGTACAGGAGGCATGATGTCAGGGGCTAGTAAACCTTCACAGGTAGAAGGGCTATTTGACAAAGAGTTATTTAAATTTGACACAGAGATTAAGTCTACACAAAGAATGCTTAGTCCAACAAACACAAGAAGGTATGGATAATGACTTACTTACAACTAGTAAATAGTGTACTAAGAAGACTAAGAGAAGACGAAGTAACTACTGCTGTTGGTTCTACTGCTAGTGGCTACACTAAACTTATAGGTGACTTTGTTAATGATGCTAAACGTATCGTAGAGGATTCGTGGGACTGGTCTTCACTACGCAGTACGTTTACTATTATTACTGACCCTAATGTTTCACAGTATGCTATTAGTGGTACAGGTTCAGCCACTAAAACTCTTGATGTTATTAACGATACGTCTAACTGGTTTATGAGACACGCTAGTTCCTCTTGGATGAACAATGCTTTCTTAAACCAAGATGCACCCACAGGCGCACCTAACTACTACTCTTGGAATGGTTTTGACACTAATGGTTATTTACAGGTAGATGTTTATCCAATACCTGAGACAGCCTATACATTACGTTTTAACATGGTGGACAGAACAGCACCATTCTCTGCGGATGCTACAGTACTTGGAGTACCGTCAGCACCAGTTATTCAATATGCTGTTGCTCTTGCTTCCCGTGAACGTGGTGAGACAGGCGGCACATCAGCACAGGAACTATATGCTATTGCTGACTCTACACTAGCTGATGCTATAGCTATGGATGCGGCACGATTCCCCTCTGAAACTGTATGGACGGCTTGCTAATGGCTCAACAACTACAGACAATATCAATCAAGGCGGCAGGGTTTTCAGGTTTAAATACCGAAGACTCTCCTGTAACTATTGACCCATCGTTTGCTGAAGTTGCCGAGAATGCCATAATAGATAAGTACGGACGTATTGCGGCACGTAACGGTATTGTACCTGTGTCAACAACTGGGTATGCTGTGTTTAATAAACAACCTGTTAAATCTTTGTTTGAGTTTGTAGACTATAATGGTCTTAAAACTGTAGTATCTACAGGTAACAATAAGATAGTTACAGGTACAATCTCACTGACTGACCAAACACCTGTCGGTACAACTATTACGGATGACAACTGGAAGATAGTTAGTTTAGCTAACAAGTGTTATATGTTTCAGCGTGAACATGAGCCGTTAGTTATGACACTAAACGGCGGCGGGGCTATTACTGTTGAAGAACTAAATGGTAGTCAGCATTCTAATGGTACAGCACCACAGGCTAACGAAGTTATAGCGGCATATGGTAAACTGTGGGCGGCTGATGTAGCAGGTAACAAGCGTACAGTATATTGGTCTGATACGTTGATTGGGGGTCATTGGAGCGGAGGTGCTTCAGGCTCACTAGACTTAACTAATGTATTCCCTAACGGCTACGATGAGATTGTAGCGTTGTCAGCACACAACGGCTTCTTGGTTATATTCTGTCGTAACTGTATACTTATATACTCAGGTGCAGAAAGTCCTGCTACTATGGTGCTAAGTGACGTTATAAAAGGAATTGGCTGTATTGAACGAGACTCTGTACAGAATACAGGTACTGATGTATTATTCTTGTCCAACGAAGGTGTCCGTGGCTTAGGCAGGACAATACAAGAAAAGTCAAGTCCTATAGGAAACATTAGTAAGAATGTACGTACAGACTTAATAAAAGCTGTAAGAGACCACAGAGGCAGTATTAAAAGCGTATACAGCCCGCAGGATGCTTTTTACTTATTGTCATTCCCTGAAGATAACATAGTCTATTGTTTTGACTTAAAAGGTTTATTACCTGATGGTTCGGCTAGAGTAACTACATGGTCAACAGTAGTACCACAAAGCATGACTGTATTGTCTGATGATAGTCTTTACTTTGGTTTACAAATAGCTTCTTATCACTCAGGTATTTTTAAATACACGGGATATAAAGATGCTACAGACCCCGAAGGTTCAATTCCTGACCATTTTATATTTAAGTACGAAAGCACAGCGATGGACTTTGGTCGTTCAGCTAATCTTAAGTTTCTTAAAAAGTTTGAAGCAACTGTTGTAGGTAATGCAGGAGAGCAATCAGCGTTAGCTTGGTACTGGGATTATAATAAGAATATAACAAAAAACTTTATTTATCTTCCCTTTGAAGGAGAGGTGACTGAAGGGGAATATGGTATTTCAGAGTATAATACTACAGCGGAATACACAACAGGAATTTACGTACAAACACCATCTGTAAATGCTACGGGTAGTGGAAAGGTTTTACAAATAGGTCTCAATGCTTTTGTTTCGGGTAAGCCTTACTCTATACAAAGTGTTGATATATCGGTTTTACTTGGGAGAGCAAAATAAATGGCTGATTATTCTAAAACAACTAACTTCGGGGCTAAAGATACTTTACCTTCTGGTAACTCTGGTAAAATAATCTCAGGTGGCGAGTTTGATACTGAGTTTAATGCGCTTCAAACAGCCATTGCTACTAAGGCTGACTTAATAAGTCCTGCTTTAACAGGGAGTGCAACAGCACAAACACTAGGTGTATCTGTAGCACTTAACTCTACAGGCGCAACAACACTAGCAGGTACTTTAGCGGGTACTTTCACTATTGACGGAGGTACGTTCTAATGGGCGCGTTTGAAGATTTCCTACAAGCAGGTGCAGGATACTACATGGGGCAAGAAGGCATTCAGGGTGCTAGAGACATAGGTCAGAGTGGTTATGACAAGGCTATGGCTCTTGCTACAGATATTGAAGGTAAAGCACAGTTTAAACCTTTTACTGTAGCATCTACCACAGGCGGTCGGGCGATAACTGACCCCACAGGTGGCTTTACAATGTCACTTAGTCCCGAAGAACAAGCACTACAGTCACAGCTATTTGGTGGCGCAGGGAGTATGTTCGGACAAGCAGTAACTGACCCTAGACAAGCACAAGCGGCTTTGTATGAGGACATGAGAGCCGTGCAACGTCCTGAGGAACAACGTAAGCGTTTAGCCTTAGAAGAGCGTATGTTGTCTCAAGGACGTATGGGTTTACAGTCAGCGGCATATGGTGGTTCTTCTCCTGAGTTATTAGCACAAGCACAAGCAGAACAAGAAGCTATGCTCAAGGCTAACTTAGGTGCTAGGGAACAAATAATGGGTGAGCAGAAACAAGCCTTTGATATTGGTACTGGTATGTTTAGTGATGCTTATAAACCTCAAGGAGAAATGCTAGATGCGTTAGATGTAGGACGTAACATTGCTACACTTCCTCAAGGTCTTCAGAATACATTTATGGGTCTGTACTCTAAGTTAGGTCAATCAGGTGTCGAAGCGTTAATGCAAGGCGAAGACATGGCAAGCGGTTATGAAGCACAGATGACGAGAGACTTAATAAATAATATCTTCGGCACAGGAGCGTCTACTGCTGACGGTTTGTGGGCTTCACTGGGCGGTGGTGATTCTCCTACTCCTCAGTGGATTAAGGACTTAGGGAATAAGTACTTACCAGAGTGGTTAGGTGGAGACCCTGACGAAGATGTAGGTACTGCTAGTCAAGTTATAAATAACGATTACAGCAATTACGCATAATAGGGATAATACAAATGGCTAATAACAGCAGAGATTTAATGGGTTTACTCACAGGTATTCCTAGCGAGGGTATTGACCCCAGAGTGGGTTTAACACCGCAACAGATGCA